TGGTAAAACTCGCAAAAGATATGTTGAGCGAAGAGTTTAATACTCGACACTCAGCCGTTAAAAGCGAATGGGAAGTATTGTGCTCCGCAGCAATGGGAAACAAAACACAACTTCCATCTCAACCAAATTATCCGAAGTATTTTACTGAGGATGATGTTTTGGATAAAGCCACACGTTTGAATGATTTTATTTCAAACGGCAAGTAACGGCTAAGAGTTGACCGCTCGGTAACAGAAAGGTCTGGGTTGGTGGTGCGAACCACCAACCTTTTCTTTCCACTGCAATAATGGAGACTTTAAACATGAATGCAGTAGATATACTCTGTAATGTAGAAAAATATTTTGATCGCAACCACAATTTCTTTATGCTCTGGGGTGGCTTATTTGCTGCCGTGTTCTTTGGGTTGTTCGTGCCATTCGAAATCTACGATCGAACAATGCAACAATTAGAACTAGAGCGTGAAGCAAATGTTCTTCTCACTTCACAAATGAAAGAAATGAATCACCGCATGGAGTTTCTTGAACGCTCATATGACAAAAAACAAAAGGTGATGCGTGAAGTCGAATGTCTTGCCAAGAACATCTATTTCGAAGCAGGGTCAGAACCACGTGCTGGTAAAATTGCAGTGGCTGAAGTCACGATGAATCGTGTCAAGAGCAAACAGTTTCCTCGTTCAGTTTGTGGTGTAGTTTATCAAAAAGTCAGAGGAACTTGCCAATTCTCTTGGGTATGTCAAGACAAGAAAGCAATTCGTAGTCGCTCCGCATGGACAGAGTCTTTGCAAATTGCAGAGAATATATTGATTTCTAAGAAGAGATACGGTATAATTGGTCCTGCAATGTACTTCCATGCTGACTATGTTAACCCAGCATGGGCTGAAGAAAAGCGACTTATTGCAAAGATTGGAGCACATATCTTTTATCATTGAGGTTTTATGCGTATCATTGAAGATGTGAAGTTAGATTATAAAGATGTTTTGATTGTTCCTAAAAGATCTACAATAGAATCTCGTAGCCAAGTAAAGTTAGAAAGAACTTTTACTTTCCGAAGTGGCAATTCATGGTATGGTGTTCCAATCATGGCGGCTAACATGGATGGTGTTGGTGCGTTCGGAATGGACGATGAACTAAACAAACATCGTTGCATGGTTGCTCTCACAAAACATTATAAAGACGTTGAGTTAATTAACCATTTCCAGAAGAAACTGAATAGTACAATCTACTCTCTTGGTATCAGTGATAAAGATGTTGAAAAGTTTAGTAACGTTTTCAGCATTGTTGGACAGCCACACATGCGCGTCTGTATTGATGTTGCGAATGGTTACACACAACAGTTTGTAGAATTTGTAAAACGATTTCGCGAACGTTATCCTTACATTGTGCTCATGGCGGGTAATGTTGTCACACCAGAGATGACTGAAGAATTAATTCTAGCAGGTGTAGACGTTGTGAAAGTTGGTATTGGTCCTGGTTCTGTCTGTACGACAAGAAAGAAAACAGGTATCGGCTACCCGCAGTTGAGTGCGGTTATTGAATGTGCAGATGCTGCTCATGGTCTCAAGGGTCATATTATAGCGGACGGAGGGTGTACCGTTCCTGGAGACGTGGTGAAAGCATTTGCTGCGGGAGCCGACTTTGTGATGCTTGGTGGAATGCTTGCTGGACACAAAGAAGGTGGAGCATCTCCTTTTGGTGATAACAAGTTCTATGGCATGAGTTCTGATACTGCCATGGATTTACATAATGGTGGTGTGGCAAACTATCGAGCCAGTGAAGGCAAGACAGTTGAGATTCCATATCGTGGTGAGGTGAGTAGAACACTGCAGGATATTCTTGGTGGTCTGCGTTCGGCATGTACTTATGTTGGAGCAAGTGAGTTGAAGGAGTTGAGTAAGCGTGCAACATTTGTTCGCGTCACTCAGCAACTGAATAATTCCTTGAGTGCATATGAGATCTAATATGGCTAATAGAGAAGAAAAGAATAATTTCTCAATGATGATCATGGAAATGGCAATCAAAGAGAAAATTGATCACATGGATGCAGTGACAACTTATTGCGAACGAAATAATTTAGAGATTGAAGTTGCTGCAACTCTGATCAATGATTCTCTAAAGAGTATCATTCAGGGTGAAGCAATGGATTTGAGATATCTTCCAAAGGGTAGCAAACTTCCGATATGAATGGGTACGATTTGTATTGCACCTACCAAGCCATCAAGTTGCATTTCAATTCAGAAAATTATAATTTCTTTCACTACGATGGCAAGACACGAGTATCTGTAGATGCATTTCAAAAACGTCGTGACAAATTTCTATTCCACCGTCTTGCGAGGAAGTATCGCGACGATGAGATGGTTCCATTTTTGGTTGCTAATTTTGTACACAGTGACGATAATTGGACCAAGTCTCTACTTGAGGAAGAAGCTGAATCTACCTACAGAGAATGGAAACGAAAGACGGATTCCATGAGCAAGATCTACGTTGAGGATCTTGAGAAGATTGCAAGCAAAGACAATTTCAACGAACTATTTAAAGTCGAAGATGGGCAGTTCCCTAAATTGCTAACTGCTTTTCTTCAGAATGATGTTACTATTGAAACAATGGTAATCTTGAATAACATCTTCGACTTTATTCGAATTTGGGACAAGAAGATTTCTGATGACATCATCTATCCCAAAGTATCAAGAAAGATTCGCAAATACGGATCATTCTTGAATGTGAATGTTGACAAGTACAAGGCTCTCACAAAAGAAACTTTACTTGGAGACAGAAATGCTATATAATGATATGGTAATGAAGAAAGTGGACAAGTCGATATACAATTCATACAACGCTATACGGAGTTATACAAATGAGTCTATCTAATCTTAAGAAGGGTTCCTCCCTTGATAAATTGAAGAAAGCAGTCGAAGCCTCTTCATCCACTGGTGGTGGTAAATCAAATGCTGATGATCGTTTCTGGCAACCAGAGGTTGATGCCGCTGGTAACGGATACGCTGTCATTCGTTTTCTTGATACACCAGCAGTAGACGGTGAAGATGGTTTGCCTTGGGTGCAGATTTGGTCGCACGGTTTCCAAGGTCCAGGTGGTTGGTACATTGAGAATTCTCTCACAACACTTGGCAAGACTGACCCTGTTTCTGAGTACAACACAGTTCTTTGGAATTCTGGCATTGAAGCCAACAAGGAAATTGCTCGTAAGCAGAAGCGTAAGTTGACCTACATCGCAAACATCCTTGTTGTTTCTGACGCAAAGCGTCCGCAGAATGAGGGCAAGGTTTTCTTGTTCAAGTTCGGCAAAAAGATCTTTGATAAGATCAAGGAACAACTTGAGCCACAGTTTGCTGATGAGACCCCAATGAATCCGTTTGATTTCTGGAAGGGTGCAAACTTCAAGGTCAAGATTCGCAACGTCGAAGGCTATCGCAACTATGACAAGTCGGAGTTTGAGGCTCCTGCTCCATTGTTGAGTGGTGATGATGCGAAGATTGAGCAGGTCTGGAAGTCTGCCCATTCACTCAAGGATTTCTTGAAGCCTGATAACTTCAAGTCCTATGATGAACTCAAGGCTAAATTGGACAAGGTTCTTGGTGCTGGTGGAGTTGCTGGTGCAACTGCCAAACGAGTTGATGATGAGGAAGCAGCCGCTCCTGTCATTCGCTCTGCTCCTGCCAAGAAGGTCACTGCTGAAGATGTCACTGTCGAAGATGATGACATGGCATTCTTCGAGAAACTTGCTGCTGAGTAATTTTCTTTAGAAAACCGTAGATGTTTTCAGGGGGACGTAAAGTCCCCCTTTTTTTTATGGACCGCCGCCGTAATTATATTTTGGATGTTGAGCATCATACGATGACAATCTGGAGAATGTGTTGTCATCTGTGAATACTCTTTGCGTCTTAGATTGATTGTTATTCATTGGTGCGGTTGTGTTGTTATTGATCACCACAGGCTGTTGCTGTTGTTGCGCAATATTTTCTATAGATTTATTCATTGCATTTGAAAAATCTTGTAATCTTTCTTTCTCTGCTTGTCCCTGAAGAATTTTATTGGTGTTCTGCATCAATCCACTAGTTGTAACATCTTGAGTTTTTGGAAGCGAAAATCGACCAATGGCACTTAATCCCTTTGCCTTAACTTCCTCTTCTTTGTCTTTCATAAGTGATGAAACTTGTTTGAATGATCCTGGAGCATAAAACTCACTATAGAGCCGTTTAAAAACTTCCCACGGATTATTTGGATTATAATCATCTTCTTCATCAACAGGGGTATTCGCGCGTGGTGTCACATCTGGTTGATCGCCAGCGCCACCTTCTGATACATTTGTATCACCACCACCTTCATCTGATTGATCATCTTCGCGATTACGAGTCCCGCCAACCACCACTTCATCTAACTGATCTTCTTCACCACCACGAGTTCCACTAACTACAACTTCATCTAGTTGCTCATCATTTTCTGGTGTTACTTTTTTGTATGATAAGTTTAGTTCAGAAAGTTTATAATTCTCTGGTACATCGTCTTGCTTTTGATCAAAGAGTTTACCAACAATATCTTGAAACTCATTTGGATCTGGTTGAGTGTCAGATGTTGGTACTGGTTCCAACTGAGAGGGATCAAATTCGTTGGGTTGTTCTGTTCCAGTAAAATTACCATTTTGTGCATCCATTATTGCACGCAGAGCATCTGGAATCGAATCGCTAAATGCCGAATTTCTAGTAAAATCGCTGATTCCATCAAGTGCTGCAGCAGAAGCTGTCATAGTAGGATCAAGAGTAAGTTCTGGAGATCGTGATGAATATAATCTTGCCCCTTCTAAATCCATCTGTTGTGATGGTGCATTATAATTGTTTTTTCTTTCTTCTACGACCATATCATTTAGAAATTCTAATGCACTATCACCGCTCATTTTTGTTGTCTCAGTAGAATCAGCTGCTCGAGAATATGATGAAGTTGCGTCTGCAGACCCCTGTTCGCCAATTTTACTGTTAAATGCATTACTAATATTGATTCCTATGTTTTTTGTATCTGTTGTCATCACTTTCTTAATCATTTCCTGCACATCATCTGGAGAATTAAATGTTTCAGTAACTCTGGATGCTGCCGTAGCTCTAGTTCCACCACCATAACGTTGAGCAAAACCATTGCGCAATTCTTCTCCACGCATTTGGAAATCAGTTAAACTACCTAATCCATCTATAGGAATTCTAAAATTAAAATTTGGTGATAACATTAAGTTCTCTTATTGTGTCTTTCTCTCAATCGATCGTTTTCTTCTTGTACATGTTGCGCCACTAGTGTAACATACATTGTTCGTTCCCACGGAAGCATTTGCTCAAGTTCCGTTAGGCTATATCCATGATGTTGCATCAATGCAAAATTAGTCATGAAGTATGTTTTCAAATTCTCATCACGAAGGCTTATACGAAAAAATCGAGGAGACCCTCCAGCCTGATAGTATGGTTCTTACCACATTTACCACAGACTAATACTGATTTATGTCTCAACACTGGCATGTCAGAGAAAAACTTCTTAATTTTCTTAAACTGTTCAGTTGTTAGATTATTAACAAATTCCTCAAACTCACCCTCTTGCATATCGCTCAATTTATATACTTGGCTTTCATCATAAAGATATTCAGTGCATTCCTTTAGAATTTCAATTGGTGCATCTTTACTATTAAATTTATCAATCAATGATCTTGACATACTCATTGTCGGATACATTATCTTAATTCCAACATCATTCGTTAATTGAATCATGTTGTCAACTGGTTTATGATCCAATGCGACTTTCAATAAGTCGACTTCCATCTTCATCTTTGTTTTACAAACCTTGTTTTCCTCTGACACATTTTCGCAAATATATTCTAAAGAAACGACTTCACCAATTGATCGAGCGCGAAGATTTAAAAATAAAAATTCAATCTCAAACAATGGTAATTTATCTACATCAATTTCATCTAGAACGCAATTTCGAATAATTTGTTTAATTGCTTCAATGCTTGTATCGTAATCAAGTGACTCTAGAGCCATTAGGAGAATCTTTTCTTCTTTTACCACAAATGGTCTAAAGACAACATCTTTCCCTAACGATTCAAGCCTCACTTTATAAGTCGGTAAATCAATTTTTGGTATAGCCATAATTTACTCCATTAAGAATTAAAATCCTCCGATTTTTAACCACCACCTGTAAACTTTGCAGGTCTCTTTGGTTGAACTTTTGGTCTTCCGTTTGGTTTAGGTGTTGTAATTGATGGTTTTCTTCTGCCAGTCACAACAACGCTCTCAAGAACTTCAGTTGATCTTTTCTGTCCTGTTACAGTAACACCAACGAGCGTATCTGTATCGCTACGAGTTCCAGTAACAGTAACGCCAAGTAGTGTTTCTTCCTTTCTTGTTCCAGTAACAGTAACGCCAAGAAGTTCATCAATAATCTTATTATTTTCAGTTTCTGAACTCTTCAAATTTCTCCAGTAACGATATGAGAAACTCACATCAAGTCTAGAAACTTCTTGCTCAGACCAATTTCCTCGAATTGATCCCACCTGGAAAGGATATGCTTCTAATAATTCAATGCCATAAGAAATAGATCTACCATCTTCAGTAATTTGATACATGGTCACTTTTCCGATATAATCATCTCTATATCGCAAATCAAATCCTCTTTCTTTAGGATTAATATAGTTTACCCAAGCGTCAAAAAACTTTCTTTGTGACATCTGGTCATCAACCAAAAATGTAACAGTTGCTTGATTATAGTCAGATCTAGTTGGATATGCTACAGCTGGACCATTTAAATTAATTGTATTAAGAAGCAAGTCATAAGATGGAATCGTTACTGCTTCTGCATAATAGGTAAATGAATCGGCTTTAAATCCTCGCGTTAGTGCTGCAGGAGGATTAATACGAACAGCAATTCTATTCAGTCTAGAAAAACCATCAAATTTGGTTCGACTGATAAAATCTGATATATTTAATGCACTATATGTATCAAATGCCATTATCCATAACTCCTCATATTTTCAACAGGTAAGAATATAGCAGTTTCCCAGTAATTTGGCTCAATGTAAATTATTGGTGATAGCATCTGATCATACAAATATCTGCGCATACACTGTTGAATACCTGAGAATTTACTCATGCCTTTCAATAGATCATAAGACATAACAAATCGTGTACTATCGTCATATTTATCGTTATTCAAGAACATGTATAAATTGCCAAGAATTGTGAGTCTGCTTTGGGGTGGGAGAAAATGAAAGTTTATTCCAGTAAAACCATCGCCTGTGACCGTTGTTGGAATCACCAGTGGAAACTCATCCCATTGTGACAATCGTTCTTTTGTCAGTGGATCGTATCTAAAGAAAAACATACGACCGATAGCTGCGAATGGAGTGATTCGTTTAGCGTCATTCAGAATGTTAGATCTGTTTGTAGGAATTCTAGCCTCTGCAACCTTACTTTGTATGAATTTCTTAGCCTGTTCTGTGCGGTGCGTTATGCCTGCTTTAGACATTTGACGGTCTATTTTTTCAAATAATGATGGCATTAGATACCTAAATGATCCTCGGTTATAACGTTAAATTTCCAGTTCCTATCCTTACAATATTCTGTCGCCGCCTTCCATTTAGCCTCATTCACTCCCCAGTTCGCGACTTCTTGAATATATTGCCTTGTAACTCGACTTTTCATTTTAGGAGGGGCGGCTTGGCTCTTAGGCTTGACCTCTAAAATAACACTTTCTTCTAATCCGTTCTTATTCTTAACTTTAACATAGAAATCTGGGAAATACCGATGCCATCTTCCATCAACAGGGGATAAATATGGAATAACGATCTCTTCGTTTGACCAACCAATAACGTTCGGATTTTCATCCAAATGCACCATTACTCGACGTTCCCAAAGACTTCTGTACCAGATGTTCTTATGGTCGCCTAAATATTTGTTGATATTTTTTGGATTGTATTTTCCGCTGTAAGCCATCAGTTATTTATAGGAATTATAGATGAGCACAATCACCTCCCAACCTTCTGCTCTCAATCCAGGGAGTACTCTTGAAGAAGTTGTCGTTTCTGGAACCAGACAAGGGGATCGATTAGATGAAATCATTGTGGGTGGAACTCGAGTCGGCAGCGACAAATTAAATGGAGTTGTTGTAACTGGTACAAACGCTCCGATTGATGGACAAAGACTTGAGGGAGTAGTTGTTACGGGTTCAAAACGTAAAAAAGCCGAGCCAATGCATTTATATTATCCAAAGGCTCTTGCAGACCCGACTGCAGAATTTAAAAACGCAATTCAATTTACGGTATATCAACAGATTAATTCTTATGCAACTGCACCAGATACAATTCCCCCAGTAAGACAGTTACCAGAACAATTTAAAAATAATCCTAAATTTCCGATAAGTGCTGCAGGCGCAACTTCAGCATTTTTCTTAACAAGTGGCATAAATCAAGCGATTCCATTATTAGGGAGCGCCTCACAAGCTGCGCTCGATCTAGTCGGTATTGGCAAATTTGGGCTTGACTATTTTATGCAGGGTGAGAACTCCTCATATGGTAAAAGAACCAATCGGATTGATCAATCAATCACTCTTTATATGCCAGACACAATGGTAAATCAAGATAAACACGACTATCAACCTGCATCATTGACGGCAGCAGCTGGAAGAGCTGGAATTTTATCGCAACTAAGAGCATTTGGTGGTTCAAATATCGGTGGTCTTGAGGTTGCTGCAGAACTTGCTTCCAAAGCAGGAATTTTAGGAACTCGTGCCACAGAAGCATTATTAGCAGGATATGGCTATGCAGTGAATCCAATGCTTGAGATGATTTATGGTGGAACTCAACCAAGAGAATTCTTGTTCCAGTTCAGATTTGCGCCAAGAAATAAAGAGGAAGCAGAAGAAGTGATAAAGATTATTCGCGCATTTCGTTTTCATGCAGCAACAGAAAGTGCTGGCGGTAACGTAGATACTCAATCTGGGACAGGCAGCAGATACATCGTACCACCCAATCAGTTTGAGATTCAATTTCTCCGTAGAGTGAACGGCAGATTAGAAGAAAATTTATCAATTCCTAGAGTAGCGACTTGTATGCTTGCAGGAATCAATACAAACTACGCTGCTCAGTTAGATACTTTTGCGACAACCACAGATGGAATTCCAGCTTCCATCAGTCTAGACTTATCATTCGTCGAAAGCGTTGTCATCACAAAGAACGATATAGGAAACGGATATTAATGTCATATTTTATTAAATTTCCTAGAGTATTATATTCTGTAAACAAGGAAGGGACAAACCCTAAACTTATTCCAGACTTAACTGCACGTGTAAAGTTTTTAGATCAAGTAATTTCTAATCAAAATCTTTTCTTCAAATATGAAGTCAAGGGTGGAGAAACTCCAGAGCAGATTGCTCATCGTGTGTATGGAGATCCTGAGAAACATTGGATTCTTTTACTAGTAAATCAGTTGATTGATCCGCAATTTGATTGGGTTCTTGGTCCATATGAATTTGAAAAACATATCAAACAAAAATATGCATCTTTAAACGTCAGTTTAAAAACCACAGAAACATATCCAATTGGCTATACAGTTGGTGAAATTGTGTATCAGGGTTCAACATATGATAAGTCGACCGCCGAAGGAACGGTTGTTGCATACAACTCTGGAACTAAAACGCTTCAAGTTAAATTGCCTTCACAAGTTTTAGCAAATGGAAGCAATATAACTGGCATTTCTTCTGCACAGACTCATACGATTGTTGCAATCACCAACAATCAAGATGGCTATCAGTGGGCAGTTAATAACACAAGTCACTATGAAGTTTCTGAAACACGATCAAGCACATTTGATCCGACATTCTCTGAGGTGAAGAAATATAGAGTAACAGCTAATTCTTATAATCACTCAACAAATTCAGTCATTGCAGTAAATACAAATACCTCATATTCAAATAGTTATACTCTTGCTGATAACACAGTGTTCACAATTGCAACCACTGTATCTCCAATTTCTTACTACGACTATGAACTTGAACTCAATGAGAATAGAAGAAGAATTGTAGTACCAAAATCATCTATCATCGGTGCTATCGAAACGCAATTTAATTCATTTATGGCACAATAATGAGAGAAGAAAATCCTAGTGGCAAGGCTGGTTCACAGCCTAGAACAGAATATGATTATTTTCTACAAGAGCTGAAGATTGTTAATGCTCTAGGTGCTAGCATTGATATTGACAATGTATTTGAAGAGATCAATATTTACGAGGACATTTTTAGTAATGTATTAAATGGTGACATTACAATCAAAGACTCTGCAAATATTATCAATCGTATGCAGATGCACGGTAATGAGTTTTTGTCTATAAGTTTTAAAACTCCGTCTCTAAACAAATACGAAAAAACATTTAGAATCTACAAAATTACAAATTTGAGCATGCGTCAAACTTCTAACGCATCATATAAACTTCATTTTTGTTCTGAAGAATTTTTCATCAATCAGCAGTATATGATATCAAAATCATTTAAAGAAAAGAAACTGTCTGATGTTGTAACTACAATTGCAAGAAACTTTTTAAGAATTTCTGAAAAGAAATTACCTGCAAATGAAATTGAAGAGTCGACTTTACTTATGTCCATTGATGAT